AGATGGCTCTCACCGACCAAGACATATCTAAGAAGATTCGTGAATTACGAAAAACGAAGGGCCCAGTATATGCGCCCCTTAAATATTTCAGGGGATTGAAAACACTCAGGGACGTGGAAAAGAGATATATGAAAATGAAAATGAAAACATACACGAAATTCTCAACTGATAAAGGTGTTAAAACTCGTACATCCTCTTACACGAAACGATTCCGTGAAAAATATCCGAAAGCGAAATCCCTTCCCGAAATTGCGAAAGCGACGAAGATACCGTTGAAAACACTGAGAACTATATACGATAGAGGTCTCGCCGCATGGAGAACCGGGCACCGACCGGGCGCTTCTCCACAGGCGTGGGGGTATGCGAGAGTGCATAGTTTTGTGACGAAAGGAAAGACGTATTACACGGCGGATCGTGATTTAAGATGAACGGAATTCACTAGATTTTTGACCCAACCTCTATGAGATTCTTTCCTACTCAATTCAATTATCTTTTCAAAATATTCCTTTGAAATTTCACTCGCTATACACCGTCTTCCCGTATTTTTACACGCGATAGCGGTCGTTCCACCACCGAGAAATGTATCCACGACTACATCGCCTTCATTTGAGTGTTTTTTGATGAGATCTTCAAATAACCTAATACTCTTCTGTGTTGGGTGGAAACGATCTTTACCATTTTGTATGGGGTATCTGTATATACCATTATCATATTCACCATTAAATGTAGGTTTGCCCTTCTTCACGCCCAAAATCGCTATTTCACGAGAATTTGTTAGGTAATTGAGACGCGAATTTATAGGTTGTGGATTTGTTTTGATCCACTCAACAAATCGTAACTGTTTAAATTTATGCTTTTCCATGAGTTCTTTGAGGTATGATAATTTCCATATATCAAAAAATATTATACAAGTCCCACCGTCTCTCAATTTGTCATAGTACAATTTAATGAAATCATCTAGATCATCCATCGTAAAATTCTCGTCCCATTCGCCGTAATTTGTTTTCACACTATATTTAGTTCCGTGAATTGTCCCATATTTTAGATAATTTTCCCTAGCGTTGGGTGCGTCTATGTTATTTTTAGATTTATAGTCGTCCCATTCTTGCTCGGTCTTAGATATGTCTTTACCGGAATCTATCGCATCACGTAATTTGTTCATACCCGTTTCGTGTGAGATTATATAGGGTGGATCGGTTAAAATAAGATCAACACTTTTATCATCGAGAGATTTGAGTAATTCGATGCCATCACAATTCCGAATATCCATGCTAATTTATACATTCATATCTTTAAATATAACAGAATTTATTGTTGGTAAGAAATTGGTCATACCTCCAAAAAAGGGAATTTCAAGAAAATCCACTTTGACGCTTTAACACTTATATTTGACCGAAGTATTTTCGCTAAAATCTCCAAAAGAGACTTAATTATCGTCCCAAACATCCATTGAAATCTCGTCCCTTTCTCAAAGTATTTCCGAAATGGCAATTGATAGGCTTAAAAATTTAAAGTATTAAAACCGAAGTGTTCGTAAATTTGACAAATTTGGTCGAATTTTGGGTGATTTTGGGTGATTTTGGAAAAAGTTTATCGAATTTCACAATTCCGAAAAAACGCCGATAGGCTTAAATATGTGATTATACACAAGCGTTTTGAGCAGAAAAAATTCGATCGGGTTTACTAAGTGTATATTTATTTATCGAAGTATTTAATGTTTTTTTCATGTAACGCATCCCTGTTCTTTTTTTTTTATATTTTTATAGTGTACTCGCTACTCATGGTAAGACTTTGGTAATATATAGGTATAGTATACTCGTGATAATCATGTAACGCATCCCTGTTCTTCTCTTTTAAACATTCATTGGACATGTGAATACAGTTAAAGTTAAATATACTTATACAAACATGTCGAATATAGTGAATGGTATCAAAAACATATTTCGATGCGCATTTAATTTTAGAGTGAAATCTCTACTCACGGAAGATAACATCGAAAATTCGATATGGACTAGTCCTGATTTCGAAGACGTATTAATCGACCACATCGTGAGAGGAAACTCATGCATGGAAATATGTGAAATATACGGAATACCGTATGACACTTTAAAACGACGTTTGAGACACATCGCGTACGACATGTATGTCGAACGAAGTGATATCATGGAAATTAGAAATAAAACAGGTATCACTGCTCAAGAATTATTAGGGGAAATCGATCGTAGAGAAGGACCGATTAAATCGAAATGTATAAGATCACAAAGAGAGGGTATCCATGAACCCTTTTATTAATTTAAAGCTTTTATGATAAAAATATATACATGACTATTTTTATTGAACCGAGTACGAGTAATCGCCCAGTAACCCGTTCTCAGAAAGCAAAAGACAAAGACTCTTTTTTGGAGACTGTGGCAGACACGAGTCCAAAAGCCCTGACGGACGAGGGACGCGCCGAGGTACAAGCTATAAAGGCACGGAAAAATACCAAAAAGGTTAAACCCAAGAAATCACCACCCAAGAAATGGACACTCGAAGAGGACGAGAAGTTGATGGACGAAATTTTAGGCTCGTTATTACCTACCGAAAATATCGCATACGAACACAAACGTTCCCCCACCGCGATCAGACAGAGAGTCATTCATCTTTTAGCCGAATTACGTTTTCGGCATCAAATGATGCTTAAAACTAAATTCATTTGGAGAATTGTGACACACTCGTTAGTGGCTGTTACGGCATATGCTCTCGGAAATCACCCGGAAGCCATTCCTCTTCCGCACGTGAATCTTGTAGGCGTCTCCGCTTAGTTCTATTAAAGATATCGTTCGTACAATAATCAATGATACGAGGAGTACAATTACGAAATCGTATTCGCTTTTTTGCCGATAAAATATACTCTCAACTAGGACCAGGTTTTAGTGAGAGAGTATATCATAATGCTATGGAAATTTTGCTTCGTAAAGATTCTATACCATACGAATCAGAGAGGATAATCCCAATTGATTTTGATGGACATAATGTAGGAAATTTAAGAGCTGATATTATAGTAAATAAAGAACTCGTGGTGGAATTCAAAACCATTAAATCGCTGACAGAAGCGTCGGAGATTCAGGCTCGGAATTACCTTCGTTTGACGGGTTTGAATAACGCACTTTTGATTAATTATCCTCCGGGGAATCTTCAAGAGTGTGAGATTCGTTGTGTGTCATCCATACAAGAACCGGAAACGCCTTCGCCATTAGTTTATAAGAATGAAGTGTTTCCTCGTGATATTTAGCCGGGTTTTTAATTTCTTCTGTGAGTATTTCTCTCGCTCTCTCTAGATGATATTTTGCTTCATCTACACAGAACTGAATGTGCTCATCCATTTATTTTATAATAAATGACATCTTTATACCTATTGTTTAGATCTCGTTACCCATCGAATGATTCTTTTCCAAATGGACACCTTGTTACGCTTCGGTTCCACGGGATATAGATCTTCGTATAATGTATATTTCGGTTTCGCATTGTGTTTGAACGCATTGAATAATTCACCATGAGGTAAATAGAACCTTGTTATAGGAGATTTACTGTTCGGATCCCAACTAACCTTTTCTATACATTCTTCTATGCGCCATTTACGGGGAGGAGGTTTGGGATACATCGACGATGCGCGTCGCGCCATATCTTCTTCGCCTCCGGTGATATTCCCTTTAAAACCCGGGACTACATTGTATTTCACCGCGCGTTGTATCATATCATCTCTTCCCCCGATTGTTCTCCCCTTGAAACCGGGGACTACGTTGTATTTAGTGGCAGATGAGATCATGTATATACATATGTGTCATTAAATCTTTAATCAATTGATCCGTCTCCGTTCTCTAATAGGTCTGGATCTATAAATTCTTGTAGGTCTTCTCCTTTTAATGCCATGTTGTGACCGATGGGCAAGGCATCTTGTCTCTCTAGGCTTTTGGTTGGTTTGTTTTCCGTGATCTGTTTATGGATTTCTGAACGCATACGATCGACTTCAGTTTGACGTTTTCTTTCCGCTTCTAGTACTTGAGGAGACTTTTTCCATTTGGGTTTCATTCTCATTTGATTTACTTGTATATGTAATTTACTATTCTCTGCTTGGAGTTCTTTCAACTCCTTTTTCAAATCTTCCAACGTTTCCCTCTTCTTGGCTTTAGCGATCACACTTTGGCGCACTATCCAGGGTTGCAGACAGTGGATAGTATTCGGCATATATGGTTATACAATATAATCTTTATATCGTTGGTATAAATTCCCAACGAAGATCATTACATATCTTCTTCCAAATCACATCTTGTTGGTACAATTTCTCTTTAGATTTGAGAAGGGGAAAGTATTGGAGATACGAATCTTCGGATAGGAGTTCGCAGAATTTATATAGAACATAAGAATATGATAGGAAATTCTTACGTTCTTTAGGACAATTGTCATCGAATGGACGCTGTATGTCCTTAAACATAATTCTAAGCCGTTCTTCTAATTCTTGTGGCATACTAGGAGGTTTAATACCATTTAGAATGTTTGTTATATATGGAACGTGTTCGTAAAATCTATTAAGTTTCAATTTCTTAAGAAGACCTCGTATTTTAGCGTGAGTTATCTCATCTAATGATTTTATCTTCAATTTCTTCAACTCTACTCGTAACTTGTCTATCACATCCGGTGGTATGGTAGTCATTTCTTGTGCTTGGAACTGACTCATCCACTCATTGAAGTGATTCTCTCTCTTGTATGAGTAATTTACGATTTTCTCTGAACTTTCTTGTTCTTCCCTATATGTAAGTTCCTGACTAATCATTTTTGATACAACTAACCCACAATTATCGCACGTGAGGTCACTAGTGTCGTTAAAGTGAATAATATTACTATTGGGACATCTCGGACAGACGTCTATATTTTCTTTCACGGCTTGTCTATTTATATTGTGATTTTCTACGTCTATTAAATAATCAACATAAATGTCTTTTCGTTGGAGGCCATGAGTTTCCTTACAATTAAATACGTTATCGACAGTCGTGACCTTATCAGTGTCATCCGTATATTGATTCATATAAGGCATACACTTTATGATATAATCACTCATCTCAGAATGGTAAAGCCCGGAGTTTTGGGGGTCTTTTGCTATTAGATCCTCCCACTCCTGGATTTTGTTATTGTATCGGCTTAAAAAATTACCTTCCATATATTATAATGTTAGTCAATCTTTTAAACCATGTATTACTGAAGGTATATGGGTTATATAAATGGGTCACCACCAGGCCAGACTATCATATACAATCCAAATTAATGGAATATCAGATTAGTGACGGGGATGAGGATGAAGACATAACACATGAGATGTGGAAACAGGAATCACAGTTTTGGTTTCAGGATCGTAAGAAGTTTTACGCGAATGTTACGAACGAGGGCGATTATCAAGATCACATTCCTAAAAATGTGAAAAATGTCGTTCTTAGGATACGATATTGGTATAACGGGAAGATTTACAAAATAGCGACAACTAATTTGAATTTGAAACTACCAGACGATTTAGATACCGAATTTTCGTTCAGTATCCCTTTGAGTACTGTCTATTTAGTGGATGAAGACGAAAATCCACTAGAGGACATTACTGAAAGGGTGAAAACATATGCTGGACCCAAAAACGATTTTCACGGACAGGAAATTTTCATAAAAGACTTTTTAAACCAGGACGAGGACGAGCTTATAAAAAAATACCCAAAAGTTAAATTAACAAACTCATTGGGAATGTCTAAGGTGTTGAGTTCTTCGACCAATAAAATTACTGATCTGAAGGTACCTTAGTAGCTAAATAGAACCGAAGTTCTCCTAGGTTTGCTACGTTATACTTCAGAATAAGGAAGCGATTCTGTTCTTCTTGTAAGATTTGAACACTAGAACACATACTAGAACCCTTTGCAAATATATTAAGATATCTCAATGAATAAATTCCAGAAATCCTCGGACTTTCTTCATTGCAGGTTATTGACGTTTCTTGATTCGCAAAATCCCCGGCACATCTCAAATTCATGAGAGTGCCTTCGCGAGTAATCTCTATTTCTGTACCTATATTGGACATATCCCTACACAAACGTTGAAAATCAACCGATGGTAATGTCGTAATCGTACTCATTTCAATCTCCGGTACTTCAATTTGATTTTCATTTATATCCAATAGTTTAAGTTCAAATTTGGTATTAGTCTTTTTAGATTCGGAAATAATCTCAAAATTCATATATTCTTTTGAATCTATGTGAATATTCAAAATATCTGAACTCGTTATAGATTTCAATAACTTGAATGTATTCGATATATTGATACCGGCGACGATTTCTTCGTTACATTCGTATTCCTCGAAATTATCGGCGGGTAAAAACATATCAATGAGAGAGGTTCTCGCCGTGTCGAGTGTCGTTACGCTCATTCCATCACTTTTGAAGTATATATTGATATCATTTAGAATATCTTTCAATACTTCAAAACAAGACTTAAATGCGGATGCCTGAATTGTAGCCAATTTCATGTTATAAAATATTGCGTTTACTTCTTTATGTCATTATATGCGTCATTTACACTGGCGTTAATTCTTTCTTGTAATTCCCTCGTGATAGTTGGTTTAAGTGATGATCCGTATGAGTCCAAATTAAATATACAGCTGTCCGGTTCCGCGTCATCTAAATTTGTAGATGCGGTTCCACCGGAACCCCACCCTACAAATTCCTCCGACGGCAACAGCGTACCGAGCCACCCCTTAACTTCTCCTCCCACGAGAAGTTTCCCGTCTTTCGTTATTAGACTGGGAACACGCTTTAATATCTGTACGTATTGATGGGGTATTCCCTGTGTATCTACATTATGAAATTGTATCATGGATTTAAGCTGGGGATGTTCCTGGATATATTCCAGTACATCTTGTGAATGATTACATTTACTACTAAATATTAGGAGTGCCATCTACTATTGAGTGGTTTATTTTCTGAAATTAAATTAACGCATATAAGTATATGAGGATAACAGTTGCTCTATTACTTATTGCCCTGGTCATTCTTCTGAGTTCCAAGAGGGAAACATATCAGGAAGTATTTGGATACTCAGGATATTCAGATCCCATAACCGGAATTGTTCTCAATGATAAACCGATCGATAAATCGAATTACAGATTTGAAGAAGTTAAGATGGACAACGATACAATACAAAAAATCATCTTAGCCACGAATGCGGCCGTTGAAAAGAAGACAAAGGTGTGTAATTATATTATTGAAACGCTGGGTGTGAAAAAATTTGTCAAGAAGGACAAAGAAGATAAAGGACCGGAAGTGATACACCAAGCATCCTTTATGACGGTGAAGGAGGGTGGATTTGCGTTTGGTTTTGCGGTTACGGTTGATGTAGATATTAGCAGAGAGACTCCTGTGGTTATGTCGCTTCAGACACAGCCAATGGATTCCAAAATATTAGACGAACAAGCGATCAAGGCATTCACGGAGGGTAAGGAAGGTCAGGAATTTATAAGCTATGATCTTATAAAGAGAGCCGCTTTACCGAAGAAGAGTGAGTTGGAAAGCGCTAAAAACAAAATTAAGTAATATTAATGATCAATATTGATGATGTTCAGCGTATTGAAGAAAATCGAAAACAGATCAAAAAGGAATTGTATATGAAAATATATGAACAATTTTCGACCAAGATAAAACAGAGCGCAGAATATGGCCATAAGCAGATATTTCTCAGGATACCAACATACGTCATGGGTTATCCAGCGTTCGATAGATCTCAGGCAGCATTGTACATAGATAGACAACTTATACGAGCTGGATTTACGACTCAACGGGTTTCGGAAATAGATATATATGTATCTTGGTTCATACCCAAGACCAAAAAACCCGACAAAGTCAAGGACGATGAAGATACGTTTGATGATATAGAATTACCTAGTTTTGCCAATCTCAGAAAGGCAGCAAATAAATACAGGTCATGAACAGTGCGACTAAATTTATTTTTTAAAAACACACTCTATGATAAATGGATAACTTGAATGTTTTAGTCGAGGCGAAAAAGGAATACCTCGGCCAAATGTGCCACCTGATGGTTCCGGTTATGATAGAGACTTTTTCTATTATGTACGACGAAGCTGTAAAAATGTCTAAAGGCAGAAAAGTGTTACAAATGTTTCAGAAACTACTGAAGGAAGTTCCGAACTGGAGTGACAATATGTCAAAGACTCACGCGGATAACATCACATCCAGATGTGCTTGGTATTCGGATCTCCTTGCCGCAGTTTTTGTCGCTTGTACGAAGATTTTATCGGCTGTTCGTCTTAAATCGGACAACAAGAAGATAAGCTTGAAGTTACCAACGAATGAAATATTTATTCAAACTTGCTATAATTTAGCGGCTAAGGATCTGTATAAAGATCCCTATGTATTCCAAGAAAATCAAAGCGAATACGCGAGAGATGAACAACTGGCGGCCCGCTTTATTCCGTGTATCGAAAATGGTGTGAAGGATCTCATACCGGTTCAACAAATCTTACAAACTTATATGTCACAAGAAAGTAGGGACATCGATCTCGATGGCACTCATGATGGTGATGCTGAAGATCCGGACATTTATGATGGAGAAGATGGAGGAGAGGAAGCCGGAATTCTTCCAGACGGTGCCGATGTTAGTGAAATCGGAAATCAAATGGGAGGAGAAGAAGAACAACCTCCCATGGAGGAAACAATGGGCGACATGCCTCAAGAAGGCGGCGAAGAGATGCCTCAAATGGGAGAAACCACGGAGGAACAACCGTCTGCTCTCGATAATGAGTTTAGAACGATTCCAACCGTCCGTGACCCTTCCATGCAACAGGAACAGGAAGTAAATCCCCCGACCGACGACGGTGTGTTATTTGGTGATGCCCCAGAACGCCGAACAAAAAAAGTTGGCTATTATTAAATGGAACTTTCTGACTACCTGAGAGACCCGATCTGGGCAGCCGCTATTGGTGGGGGTATCACAGCAGGATATATACATGCGAAAGCGAAGCTTAACAAAGAGGGTAAATTACAACCGAGCGCATACACAAAGCCGGCGGCGTTAGTCGCCATACTTGTGTATTTCATCGTTTCGATGGGTGTCGGACAACGTGAGACCATCTCGACGGAACCGTTTTAAACTCAAACTTAAAGATTAGATAGCAATTATATACATAAAAATGGCGAGCGTGTCAGCTTTTACGGATATGATGTCACAATTTCTTGTGGAATTACATAAGGTTTTCCCACAGGAGAAGGGTATTAAAAAATTTATGGCTCAATTGGAATTGGCCAAAACTGCGAATCCAAGAATGGTCGTTGATGGATTTATGTCGGGGATTACGCCGTACGCAGATAAAATCAGCAACAAGGATGAATCGTTCTTATTGAATGAAGTTCATAATATTGAATATCTCAAAGATCTTAATTTGAAGGATAACTGGAACGATAGCTTATCTACTAAGACGAAGGACGCAATTTGGCAGTATTTACAAACATTATATATGCTCGGTACCACCATTACCGCTATTCCCGCAGATACACTCTCAATGATTGAGGGTATCGCTAAGGATTGTGCCGATAAGATGGAAACGGAAGGTGGTGATTTGGACGAAGCCGCCTTAATGAAAACTATGAACAGTATGTTTGGAACCATGTTGAAAAAATAAACTTATGATATACTAAATGACGAAGGTTTGGTTCGAAGATCCAAGACAGCTCATCCGACAAGACAAAATTTCTCAGTTTTGGCCTAATAATAAACAGACACCAGCCGAACGTGTCAATTCGGCTTCACGATTTATAATTTACACTACATGCTTTTTATATTTAATTCGCAGGGATGCACGAATATTTATACTCGGTGCGACTTGCTTGGCCGTTCTTTATGCTATGTACAAGAATAGTATGATTAAAGAGACGTACGGCGTTCCTACGCGTTCTACAGGCTCTGGGTGTCAAATGCCGTCCGGCGATAATCCCATGGGCAACGTTCTTTTGACAGACATCACAGATAATCCTAATCGTCCTCCGGCGTGTGAGTATTCGTCGGTTCGTCCCTTTGTTAATGCTTTAGTGGATCAACGCATCCCGGTTGATGCTGGTAGATCTCGTTCTCCGCATCCTATGGTGCAGCGCAGGGCGGCATCTCGTCAGTTTATCACCGCACCGGTTTCTATGATTCCGGGTGACCAGACGGCGTTTGCTGAATGGTTATATGGTCCGAAATGGGGTGTTTCTTGCAAGGGTGGTAGCCAATTTGCATGTAATCCGAATGCTCGGGGTGCTCAATTGGGGGCATTCCGGGGTTTGAATGATGGTATGAATCTTCGCTAAGATAAAATATTCTCACGTTATAATAAATGGCGTACCAACTCCAGCCCGGATTATCTCTCGTTGAAAACCCGGCAGTTCCGACGAACAGCGCAACCGATGATGTTTTTGTTTACCCTCAACCCAGCTCCGTCAGCATGGGTGCCCGCCCCAATACGATGTTATACGGCACGGCGCCCGCCAAATTCGGTAAGGGAGCCCCGGCTCAATATGTCGACACAAGCGATCGTTTAAGACCGCAAAGCACCTCTACTCACAACAAGCAACCAATCAAGACATGGGAGAGAGGTATCTTCCCGGTTCAAGATAAGGGTGTCGTTTTGCCGCCCCAATCTGCTGCTTACAGTGGTCCGGCGAGTACTCGTGCAGATCTTCAGAACGGTTTGTTTGACAAGCGATACTTACCTTCCAAGTAATTAAAAATGTTTTGATAATATAAGAATGGCTGATCCTATTTCTATCTTAGCGGTTGCCGGCCTCGTATATGCTGGGCGAGCCTTGAGTACTGAATCGAATCCAGCAGATGCAGTCCCCAAGGAAGAAATTATCGAAGCTCCCTCTGAACCGACTCTTTCCGACGAAGTTCCTAAATTTAATGAAACACAATTTGCCCCTAGAACAGAAATATCCCAGAAGAAGGAGATGGCTAGTTTCTCTGATATGGCTCCCATGCCAAGAAGCGGTGGTCAGGAAGTCCTTGACATGCGGGAACGTATGTACGATCAGGGTAAGATGAACAATCTGGCACCGATTGAAAAGCAACTCATTGGTCCGGGTTTGGGTAATCCTGATGCTCCGGCGACGGGTGGATTTCAACAACTTTTCCGTGTTAATCCGACTCTCGTTGGTGCTCACAAGCTTACACATTTACCGGGTCGTATTACGGGTCCAGGACACGACGTGAGTGGTGGTCTCAGATCGGCCACACCGACCGTTGGTCACAATATGCCCGAAAAGACGGCATTCCTCCCGGATCGCCTTCCGAATGCGGGTGGCTATGCTCAAGGCATGTCCGGTGCCCGGACTCGCCCGTCTCATCAACGCACGATGCGAACTACCAATCGTTCGGAGACTGGCTTACGAACAGATGGTTTAGGTTATGCCCCGGCTAAACGCGTAGTTAGTGGTTTAACCAACTCCCAAGATATTACACGACTTAAGAACGATGAGAATACACAACAATTCTACTATAACAACCAACCGGCACCGAGCATTAGTAATTTCTACAATGGCCACAACGTCGCCCCGGCAACAAACCTCGCTTTGGAAAACAAGAGAGGTTTCGGCTACACACCCGAACAACTTCAACGGTACGGATTCCGTGCCGATGATCGTCGCGGTAACCCCAACCGTCCCGCGAATGCTGGAAGAATGAATGTCCGCGAGGCTCCTCTGAAGACGACGGGCTTAGTTACCAGTGTTCGTGCCGATACGAGCCGTATTGATGGTCGCGAAGGTGTTATGAGCGGTGGCTGGACGCAACAATACAACCAGGTTCCGTATCACAACCTTAACGCTTACAAGGATGTCCCTAACCCGTATGCCTCTTCTGGTGCTTCTGGTTTGGACGTCGCCAAGGAACAACTTAAGAATAACCCGATCGCTCAAAAACTGTATAAATAAGTATTTATATATCCCAGAACAAGAGTTAAACACTCATTAAAATTATATCACCTAATTTTAATGAAGGTACATAACCTGACAATTGATAGTAGTCATCGCGATCCCGTAACGAATCCAAATGACTATGTCGTTAGTCTTGAGACTCCAATTTATGACATTTCGCAAATTAAATTAGTCTCTGCACGTATTCCCACGCCACAATTATTGGTATGTGAAAGCAATCGTAGCTTTAAATTTAGAGCGACCAATCAGGCTGGTAACACACAAGAGTTCGGTGTGTCGCTATCTGTGGGGAACTATACAGGAAGTAGTTTTGCGGCATTATTCCAAAGTGTTGGGGGTTATAATTTTAACATATCTTATGATTCTACGAAAAATAGGTTTCAGATGGGTCAGCCCACAGACCCCAATGGCCAAAACCTACAACTTCTTAGATTTATGTTTAAAACCGGACAAAATGGATACGATGATTCAAGTTCAGAACATACGACACCACATCAAATTTTTGGACTACCCGCACAGGATTTACAAATGATAGGCGGTGATTTTGGTGCAGCGAACTTTGATGGACCAAATTCCCTGGTAATGCGTATATCTTCTGGATCGGAACAGTTAAATCAGACTCTTCCTACATCAGGTCAAACGCCTTATTATACGGGTCACATTCTTCTACCCGGTGCCAAACCATTCGTTAATGTTAATGGGAGAGACGATAAGGTTACACATGAATTTCACTCCGGTAGTCTTAAATCCATAAGGGATTTAAGAATTCAGTTTTTTTACATGAGCCATGGTCGTCTCATTCCTTATGATTTCAGAAATCAAGATCATGTGTTAAAATTCGAAATCACGTGTTCTACGGATAAACTTGAAAACCTTTCTAAACAAAAGACGCCTCTATCGCGATTTGACTTACCGCCACCAATAAGCATTCCAGAAATGGAGAATCCTTATAGATGGAAAGAATATCTTTCTATCGTTGGTATCGTTTTGTTAGGATTGATAGTTATATTAATCACTTCTAAGCCTAGATCAAAAATTGCAATAAAACTTCCGACCAAGCTTACTGAGTAATCGCATAGACCGGTTGGAGCGGCTTGCGCACGCGGCTGGAGAGACGAGACATCACCAAATAGACCGTCACGGACAACAAAGTGGTGAAAAGCGCGGTGAGAGCGAAGTGCTGACCACCGTTACGCTTAACAGTGACGATTTGTTGAATGGCCCAACGGACGAGGTCCATCCACGAGAGGGCGGCGGCGAACGTGAAACCGGCGACAACGGCGTTTAAGCTTTGGGATTCCAATTCTTGGGTAACGAGACCAACGGTATCGGCGAGGGCGGACATTGTATTTAAAGTATATAGAGAAATTATTCTGGGAGTAGCTCTTCTTCTGTTACAAATTTTTTGTACTTATCCTGGTTGTATCCCTTTGTCCTGGATTTCTTGGTTTTCTTTGTTTTTAACTTTGATAGTTGTATTGTTTCTGTATCACTTCCGGTGACACTACTACTATCTGTACTTGTATCACTTTCATCATCACTTGAATCGTCGGATGAACTTGAACCATGTTCAATTTCCTTTAGTTTAGTCGAAGTAGTCCATCCTTCGATCGACGACGTGCTCATTATTATCTATGGCGTTTTTAATCATCTCTTCCACCGGCGTTTGGGGTTCCCAACTTTCCCATCTTTCATACGATTCATTTACGTCAGTATATTTTTTGTCGTCTCCCGAATATGGTTCAAAATTAATCTCCTCTGTTTCATCTACGATTTCGAGGGTATCTTCGTCTTCCGAATCTTCATCTTCTGAGTTATCTTCATAGATTTCCGGAAATTGCGAACCAATTCTTTGACCAACTGTATTCATTGCGCAATATTTAATTGCGTATTCAAAATCCTTCGATAAGATGACATCACGACCACACGCCTTTGCGTAGTCTGCTGCCAAAAGAACAGACTGTTCCAAAACGGGTGTGATAATTTCAATAGCGGCTTGTTCCATTAATATCCGTCTTCAAAAATAGTTTGGGCAATTCCATCCACTATTCTGAGAACATTGTAACTTAGGGCATAAACGTGTAATTTTCTGTCTATAGTGGAAGGATTCGTTGTGATTTTTAATCTCTGGTTCTTGATGAGACTGAAATTCTTCTGTCCGGTAGGATAAGGTTTTTCTGGTTCAAGACTGAAACTGTGAGAATAGAATCTTCGTATTAATGGCGTCTTGGAGTGATGAATAGCAGATTGTACAGCCTTCAAAAACATAAAACTCCCTGCCTTTCCTGTTATGGTATGTTCATCATCGAGAATGAGTTCCAACTTGTCCAAATTCTCGTAATACAATAATCTGTCACTGACTGCCAAATATATATTATCGTAATCAAATGGAGCTACGAAATCATCGACTGTTCTGTTATTTTCGCGTTGAATGACAAAATACAACTCTTTTACGGGGTTGATAAAATTTAATTCAAATTCATTCTCCTGAGAGCCTCTGTACGGGATATCGAATGTATTTTTCTGAAACTGCGTAATAACCATGTCTCTATTGGTGTTCTGGATTCTTAATCGTTCTCCTGGATCTAAAAATACCATTTCCGCGGTAATTGAAAGCTTCTTTATGAGGTTTTGGGTAAAACTTCTATCAAAGAAGTCGAATATACGAGCATGTCCCGCACTTGTACCCGTACCATCGTTTGATTTGGCACCAACAATTAACCGGTTTCCATCCTTGGTCAGGGAAACGGACCAACCAAATTCATCAGCGAGCGCTTCGGCATCCAAATCAACACCCCGCTGGTGCCAATTTCCGGATGAGGCACTCGCTTGAGCATTGGACCACTCCGTAGAGCCATTCCATTCATAAACACGTACATGACCCTTCGCGGCGCCTAATGGATTCATATTCGCACCTATTGCTAATCGTTTCCCGTCTCCAGATATACTGACGGATATACCAGATTGATCAAAACCTGATTCGCCGTCTATATCTGTACCCATCTGATACCAATTATCGGCCCCATCCCATATAAATACACGAACATGACCGGCATCTGTCTGCGTACCATCATTTTTGGGACCACCAACTGCCAAAACATGTCCATCATAGGAGAGACTCGTCGAAAATCCGAATTCATCCATTGAGTTTTCACTCGCGGCGATGTAAGGTGAATTGGAATCAGTCGTTACCCACGTTGAACCGGATGTATTTTTTATAGCCTTGACATAGCTTGTTCCGTCGGGGTTATTTGCGCCCGCGACAATTATTTTTCCATCCCCACTAACCGAGACACTATAACCTAATGCGTCACCTAAAGCATTACCAATTTCGCTACCCTCGGGTTGTATTCCTACGGTATTTGTGTTATTTCTTGAAACTCTGTATGCGTAGTACTTACCCTGTGAGTTATTTAATCCACGAGCCCCTATTCCAATTACAGTACCATCGTGGGATATGGATACAACACTTCCAAAGTTAGTATTCGCGACAGTATCCGGTACCGGAGGGTCTAATGTAGTATTAAGATCCCAAGTATTTGTTCCCGCATTATAATCATACACTCTCACACGACCCGTATTTGTAATACTCGGTGTGTAATCGTGATTAGGAGCACCCACTACAACTCTATTGCCATCGGCGGATATAGCTGCCGCCTGCCCAAAAAAGTCATTCGCAGCTGTCCCATCTATGTCCGATCCCTTTTGTATTGTCGGTCCATCTATGGAATACACCCTCACATGACCGGCGTCTGTTCTCGCGTTGTCCGGATCGTTATCCGGGGCACCAACTACCGCATATTTACCATCTGGTGTGATAGCAACAACAAAACCGGATCCGTCTCCAGTTGCTTCGCCATCTATATCATTTCCATTTTGTAAGTATGTATTCACACCATACCCGTAACCTTTACCGGCATTTAATGCCCATGAGGGTACGCCACCTATCGACACCTTTTGATTATTGACAATACACTCTTCCACCGACCTTAATTTTATTTCTATTTCTACCTCTTGGCGATCGATCGCACACAGAGGTATTGCCAATTCTGGATTCCTATAGAAATAAAATGGAATATCAACGAAAAGTTTATAAATACTGCTCGCGACACCCAAATGACTTAATATGGTTGGGTTATTTACACGAAGAGAAGATGTGCGGTTCGGAAATTTACCTATGAGTTGTTTTAATCCGGTTTGGTTTGTTTGTGTGTAATTTTGTTCGGAATATATCTGAAGATAATCGGATGGTATTCTCTGAATTGTACTTCCACCAATAATGATATCCACATATTCAATCATAGCGTGACCTATAGATTCGACCCACCCCATTCCGGTAGCTGCCGCGTTTGAAATAGGATTCAATTCAACATCCAAACTTATCGTTTTTATGAGATCACCCTGATTTGGTGAAATTCTGTATCTGACTAAAGATCCAAAGTCATGCACTCCCGGTACTTCCATTTGTATAAAACTCTTCGAGTAATTAGAATGTTTTACAAAATGTTCCCGAAAGTAGCTGTAGTGTGGATCTATAGTAAAAAACTTGTCCTGTGGCCCAGTTGTTTCAAGTTGAACTCTACCGGCCATTACTATTACTATAGAGAGCTAAAATTTTAAACCTGCTAAACCTCCATCGATGCGCAAGATATTATAATTCACCGCATATATCTGAACCCATCGCCTGGCTTCAGCTCCCCCTTCGCGTGCGAGCGTGACTGTTAATAATTTGTGTGAAATTCTGCTCATATTAACTTGTCCGGTGGGATAAAAAACACCCGGGTCATCGCTGAATGAATACACTCCAAAGTGGGGCGTTATATTTACATTTGTAACACCTAATACCGTAGGAGAATTTACATAATGTAATAATGGTTGTTCATACGTCGAAAATTTTTCGTCGGCGTTTATTACTGGATTATTATTGAACCGAAGCTCGATGTTTTCAATGACTTCCATAGCCAGGTGTCTGTTTGTGTCGTCATATTCTTCTAACCTTGAAAAGTAAAGTAATTCCTTTACTGGATTTTTGAAATTTAACATGACCGATTTTGTTTTCTGTGCCCCGTCCATGTGGAATTTGGATAATTGTACCTGAGTTATACAATAATCCAGCGGTCGGGACTTGAAATAATCTCTTTCAATCTCGGAAACGAATACAAACTCTGTATCTAATGAAATTCGTTTTATTTTGGCTACCGGATTTGTCGGAACTGAATTTGTGTGCGTATCTCGGACAATCTTGTTCAATGGTCGAAGTTTTATTCTGACTTCTACTTGTTGTTTCGTGAGAGCACATATAGGAATACTCAAACTCGGATGACGATAAAAATAGAATGGCAAATCTAAAAAGTATGTGTAATCTGTTGTATAACCTAACAGATTTCCGTGTCCATTTAGAAAATACAATGACTGTGCCACGTCATCATCCGTATTGTTTAGTTGCTGGTGCATGTAAATATATTCACCCGTAATGCGCTCTATAGTTTGTCCACCAATCAAGAGATCCGCATATTCTACTAATCTAGTACAAACGGACGGAACATACTGATGACTGTTCCCACTCGCATCAGGGGTTGGGTCCGTTAAATTGATCTTCAAAGTGAAATTTCGAATGAGATCTCCCTTGTTTTGGGGTATTCTGCATTCTATTATGTTATCAAAATCTAAAGTTCCGTCAAATGGAGATTCGATTTGCTCCAGAGCAAATCGACTATGGCGATTATACGATGAGAGGAAATAGGAGAACTGTGGTTCTTCTGTGAGCCATCGGTCCTGGATACCAGTGACCGCTAAATTAAGTCGACCGGCCATCTTACTTTATGTGAGTAAAATTATCCAAATTAAAAGACGCCTTTTATATCAGAATGAACCTTCAACTAAGGAAGTTCAACCCAGCCACTATAAGTGATGACCGGGTCTGTGTTTTTATCGGAAAACGTAACACGGGTAAATCTACGCTGGTCAAGGATATAATGTTTCACAAAAAGCATATTCCAGCGGGTATTGTCTTATCTGGCACAGAGGAAGGGAATCATTTCTATCAGCAGTTTGTCCCTCCGTTATTCATCTACGGGGATTATGACAGGGAAGCTATAGAAAGGGTCATGAATAGACAGAGAAAGTTGATAGGTGCGGGTAAAACAAATTGCGGAGCTTTTATGCTTTTGGACGATTGTATGTATGACAGTAAGTTCCTTAAGGACACGTGTATTAGACAGTGCTTTATGAACGGAAGACACTGGAAAATCTTTTTCATGCTGACGATGCAGTATGTGATGGATTTGCCACCCGCATTGCGCGCCAATGTGGATTACGTTTTTATTCTTCGTGAGAACATCATACAAAACCGAGAAAAGCTCTATAAATCATTTTTTGGAATTTTTCCTTCTTTCGATATGTTTTGTAAGGTGATGGATGCGTGCACAGAAAACTATGAATGTCTTGTACTTGATAACACTGTAAAATCGAATAAAATAACAGACTGTGTATTTTGGTATAAAGCGAGAATTAGAACCGGATTTAAAGTTGGAAGTAATCAGTTATGGCAGATTAGTAAAAAGATGTACAATCCACGATATCTTCAGGAGAAGGAAGATGACGCACGCAAGGCATCAAAAAAGATGGGTATCACTATTAATAAAGTAGGAACAAACGGTACAAAAAAGAAAAAGTAAATTATTCAGCACGAATGCGTAATGTGTTTTCGAAAAAAAAGTATCCATAATTTAAATGACTGACATTAGAACCATGAACTTGGGAGATGCCGGCGATGGCATGGTTCCTATAGATACAAAGCCTAAATTGGAACAACCCTCCGTGTCATTTGTAGACGAAAATATTATAGAAAAAAATGTGAGTCAACAACAAGAAACTACTATGGATTCCACACCGATTGCTGATCTCATGGCTCCCCAACCCGGCGCGGGCCCGAATTTTATGGCTCCCCCGGCCCCGACGGCGGAAGGTCGCTCCCAAGGTGTTTTGCCTTCTATGTCCGCTCCTCAGACCGATGCCGGATTTGCCCAGGAAACTGAAGAGGCTCGCGAGAAGAAGACCAAGAAATCATCGAATAAGAATCCGTTCGGTATGACGGACGATCAAATGTTTGCCGTTGTTGCGGGTGTTTGTGCCGCGGTTGCTGTGAGCAAGCCGGTCCAAGAAAAACTTGTGAGCTCTGTTCCCAAGTTTTTATCGGAAAATGGTTCTAGAAGTGCCGTTGGCTTAGCTTCCACTGGTCTTGTGGCGGCTATCGTTTTCTGGGTGATTAAGACGTATGTCATTAAACACTAACGCTAACAACTTGAGCATTACCGACGGGCGATTCCCAGCCCATTTCAGTATATAATCTGAGACCAAACAATTTTTGGATCGCCAGAGCACTCATGATAAAAGTCATCGAGAATAACACAATTGTTTTCATTGTGCTATTTTTGTCCTTACCGTAGCTTTCAACGTCTTTCTTTTTCACCGGCCATCCTATCTTAGTGATCAGATAGACCAAGGCAACAGATATGAGAGACGCCATAAAGACAAAACTCTTATTGACAGCAAGACGCGGTGCGCTTGCCACTATATAACGAAGTAGATTAGGAATGATAAAGCCAATCAACCACACGCGTCCGTTAAAGTTCTCGAATCTCGCCGGAAGTGGCAGAGATGGAAGTTGTGTAAGCATGATTACACATGCCCATAAAATAATGGCATGTAATGCGACACCAGTAGATGTAGCCATGTTATAACATACTGAGATTATTTATCCTGGACGTGTTTTCCACAGAATTCTGTTTTCTTTGTGATTCTCTTATATATTCCTAATTTCTCGCATATAGCCCGTAATTCCACAAAATTTTCCCAGAATTGTTCTGAATGTTTATACTCTTTAACCGTGCTATGGGCTAACTCGTGAATTAATACATGGAATATTTCATTTGGGTCACCGTCTATACAAATACCTATATCCGAACCCTTACTCACATTATACCCTATAGCACCGGACGTTCTAGTCATCCCGGTAAGGGGGACTCTCGTCGTGAGCATTTCAAATTTCTTATTTTTTGTTTCTATCAAGTGTTGTCGGAGTTTTTCATATTTCTCCTTAACTATTCTCAAATTTTCTGGTTCCCTGGTGCTGAATAATATTAACACATTGACAACTGCGAGTATAATCCACGCAATCATGTCTAATATTATTCAAGATTATTATATAACAGAACGCCGCCTATTCCTGGTTGTCTTCTTTATATGTCAGTTTGGTAACGGGAATGTGAGACAATGAAGTTATAATCTCTTCTTCGAGACGATCGGCTTCTTCTTCGAGACGATCTGCTTCTTCTTCGAGAAGAGTGATTTCCTCTGGTGGCACATAATCCAAGCGTAACATCGCTTCGAGACTCTCTTTTCTATACATGACAGCGTCCCGTTCTTTATCAATATCCCATGCCGCAAGCGGACCATCCGAGGCTTTCCAATTCTTGTTTTCGTTTATTCGTCGCTGTTCATCCTCGTCCCAACTTTCCTCGTCGGTCATTGTCAATGCCCGTGTTATGATTTTTGATGTACGTCGCCCCCTTTGTCGGGGTAACTTCATGATGGATTTTCCTGTTATGGATATATGACTCGTATGAATCATACCTATTGTAAAACAATATTATTAAATCTTTAATACCGACTATCACAAACGCCGGAATACAGGTTCTTCTTTCCCCCATTCTGGTATAAAATGAGGTGTTACGTGATTGTAACGTTTATGTATCCTTTTGATAACTTCATTCGTATATGTCCTCAATTCTTCTAACGTTTTAATTACGTATAATTTTTGTGTAGGATCTACAACGTATTGTCTTAGCAAATCACCCGCGGTATCTATGAACATTCTGAATATATTTATAGTTTCTTTATCCTTACATATACTCTTATCTGTTTGTTGTAGCATTTTTTTGAAATTCTCCTCCGATAATTCCCCTAACATGTATGAGATTCTACTATAAAAAAACTCTCTATCTTCATCTAAATCTTCGGCATTTAGCCATGTGACTCTTCTCTCAAAATGTTCCAATAAATTACTCAGTTCTGCCATTTTGAATACGTCGTTACGAAATGAAATATGGAACTTAACAATGGAGCGATCCCATCTTTGATTGTTTTGATCGTGACCAAACGAGGCAAAATATCCTAGATCCGTTTCTACTTCCCTTTCCCATATCTCCCTAAAACCCGGACATCCGCCACACGGTATATCCTGATTATCTCTATTTTTATTGACTCTAAATTCTAAAAAGTGGGGATTGTGAATTCTTCCCATTTCTACATTTCCCGTTTCCCAGTTATACGCAGTTTTACATTTTGGACACCACATCTGCGAACATCCACTTAGCTTTTGGATCATTTCTCCACACGCGGGACAAGGTTTAGTATCCTTTGCTATTAATTTCATGGTTTTTACATCATCCGGATTACATTCGTGACCTTCGATTATTTCGGCATTACATTTTTCACAGAATCGTTTTGTACAAATACCACAATACCATTCCTCATCTAAAAAACCTTTACATTCGCCGCTTGGACATTTACGAACAAATTTTCTACCCGAGTCTTCGCCATCCGAGGGAGATAAACCTTGATTTCTTAATTCATAAAGTCTATCTTGTAAATCGTGTAATTGCGGAACCAAGGACTGCATTTCTGGATTTGTCATTATATCATCATCCGGTTGAATACGAGTATGTATTGACATACCCACTGATCTTTGTATATCCATTATTCTTTCCTTAATTTGGCGTATTTTTCTCCTCATAGTTCTCATTTGAATTATACGCTCAACCATGGGTTGCGTTTGTGGCATGAGTAATTTCTGACGTTCGAATAATGTGGATTCTCTGTGTTTTTTCAGGTCGTTGTGTCGGAATTTACGAGTACAAAAAGAATCGATAAATTCTCTATTCCATAATTTTTTACAATTCATGCAATGTGGATCATCAACCAAAGTTAGTAAATATGTTTGGGAACACGTCCTACAAGAAACCAAGTCACAATAAGGGCATTTTACCTTTTTGTGAATTGTTTTATTTAGTTTTTCGCAACAGATGTTGCAACATTCTGGCTCTTCTTTAACCGAAGGCATTTAATTATACTATATCTAAAACTTTAACCTAGATGCGATCAATATCATCGCAAATATTATTCGTTTAATCGGTTTTAATTTTCTACACGTTTCTCTGGATTCTGCCCGAGAATTTGCTCGTATTTCATCCATGTGTCTATTTCGGAAGTGTATGTCATCGCTAACGCTGTAGGTTCTAGTCCATAACTCTTGGCCATCCATTTGAGCTTTCATTGTATATTCATGGGTTCTAATTTTGGAGGGTTTGTATGATGGAATGTACATTTTAGAATGTTTGTCATATTGTGCGGGCGGGAGTGTGATTTCAACGTTTTTCGCACGATCTCCTTCTTTTATGGTTATATCAACATTTCCGGGACCACCGCCTATCCCCGCACCAGAAATTTTAGAGCCGTGTATTTCTTCTAATTCCATATGGACTGTATAACGACTATGATTATACATTCTAATGGTACCAGATTCACATATTTTAACGAAACAACAGGAAGTACTAACAACTCCTGGTTCTGCGTCGTAAGCCTGGCGTGCAATTTTCAGTGCCTCTTCCTCGCGCTGTTTCGATATCGGAGACCATCTATTTTTGTTTGTACCGGATAAATTACGCAACATACCACCCCGAAGACGAAGAACTAAGTGTAATGTACTTTCCTTTTGGATATTGTAATCCGCTAGAGTTCTTCCATCTTCAAGTTGCTTTCCCGCAAAAATTAAACGCTGTTGGTCTGGTGGTATTCCCTCCTTATTCTGAATTTTCGCCTTTATATTGTCAATCGTATCCGACGATTCGACTTCCAGCGTTATTGTCTTACCTGTTAGTGTCTTCACAAATATCTGCATTTTAATATAACGTCAGGTTTTTATTTACAAACCTAACGTCTTCGACGAGTCGTTGATTTTTTGGATTTTCCCCCTGAGGTCGTTCGCACAGACGCACTTCTTTGTGCGGGCTTTGCCGATCTCAAGGATGCTCGTCTTTGGTCGGATTTTACTTTGGCGACTTGTCTCTTTTTGTTAGCTAAAGCCGCTCTAGCTTTGGCCGGATTCGTTAATGCATCCTTCTTTAATCGGCTCGCATTCTTTGAACCAATATTACCCGCACGAAGCGCCGAATTAATTTCACGCGTCACTGTTTGTCTCTCTGCCTCAGCTTTTTTCTTTTCCTGGGCCAATCTCGCCTTTTCGGCCTTATCCTTTTCTTCTTTGATGCGTTGAGCATCTCTTGTCTTGGAATTGGCAAATACACGAGCGGGATCTTCTCCCTTTTCCAGACGCGTCATGAATTCCTTTCTATTGCCACGAGTTAAACCCTTCATACTTTGGAATTTCTTCGCCGTATTGCGTTTGAGTTTATCCAAACGCTCTTTCTTCAATTTCGCTTCCGCTTCTTCCTTTTCCTTCTTTGCCTTTGCCTCCGCCATTTCCTTTGCCTTTTTCTCCTTTTCTAATCTTTCAGCTTCGGCCTTTTTCGCATTTTCACGTTTCTTCGTCACTATAGCCGTGGCTTCACTCAATAATTTAGCGGAATCTTCGCCCTTATTATATCTCGCGACAAGCTTTTGTCTATTCGCTCGCTCAAGATTAGTCATGTCTTGAATACCCTTGACAAATTTCTTCTTCGCATCGAGCTTTTTCGCGTTAGAAGCCTTTTTCGCATCTATAATTTGCTTCTTAACAATATCACGTCGCTTCTTGATATCATTCACATATCTCAACACCAATGCCAGGTGTCCTTGTTTATCCTTCATAGAGAGATTTGCCTTCATAATTTCACCTTCTAATTGCTTCTTTTCGGTCAAAAGACGATCCAATTCCTTGAGTCTCTTCATATTCGTGGCTAAACCAACTTCCTTTTCCCAACCTCGTCTCCATTGTCCAGTTTTACCCGGAATGTTACGCACGATTCGGCTCTTAAGGGCTTCTCTGGTGGGTTGAAGCGCCTTGTTTGCCGCTTCTTTAGCTCGTTGTTTTCGGAGAACTTCCGCATTTTCCAATATCTTTGTTGCGTTTATACTGGCGGTGGTTGCGTTGGTCTTGTTCATTCTATTCATAAACTTCTTTCTATTCTCTCTTTCGAGTTCTTTCATAGATTGGAGTTTGGTTGCCACTCTCTTTTGAACGGCAACTACCTTCGCTTTACGGTTCGCCTCTTCTTTTGCCTTATTATTGGCCTCCTTTTTCGCTTTGAGTCTGGCCTCTTCCTTCGCCTTACGGTTCTCTTCCTCCTTTTGTTTGGCTTCTTGGCGAGTCTTTGCGAGCGATTGTATTTTTGCGATGACGTCAGGTCTGATTTTGTTCAAATCTTCGCCCTTTTCAAATCTCTTCAAGAACGGCATTTTATTTTGATTTGTCAGGTTTTTAGAGCTATTTAACAATTTACTCAGACTTTGCTGTTGCGCATTTTTCTTTTTGCGGTTCGCTTCTTCCTTCGCCTTACGGTTCGCTTCTTCCTTCGCCTTGCGGTTCGCTTCTTCCTTCGCCTTACGGTTCGCTTCTTCCTTTTCTTTGCGAGTCTTTGCGAGCGATTGGATTTTTGCGATGACGTCGGGTCTGATCTTGTTCAAATCTTCACCCTTTTCAAATCTTTTCAGGAATGGCATCTTATCTTGATTTGTCAGGTTTTTAGAGCTATTTAATAATTTAGTCAGGCTTTGTTGTTGCGCATTTTTCTTTTTGCGATCGGCTTCCTCCTTCGCCTTGCGGTTCGCTTCCTGTTTGGCCTTAAGGTTCGCTTTCTCCTTAGCCACACGGTTGGTGTGGAGTTTTCGTGCGTTTTCTATCACCACATTCCTGGCATTACCCTTATCGATTCGGTTCATGAATTTTTGTCGGTTAGATCGGTCGAGTTTATTAAACCCTTGTAATCGCGTCGCCACGTTCCTTTTGAGCGCATTTTTGTCACCCTTCTCCTTTGCCGAAGTCGCCTTCGCCACGTCACGGACAAATTTATCGAGCATCTTTTCCACTTCATTGAGAGCGGGGATGGTTTTAGCCGCGAGTGCCTTTTCTTTCCATTTCATTCGATTTTTACCCATCGATCCGTTTGTTTCACCCGGGAGTCTCACCGTCCGCCCCGATTTGACATCTTTCCAGATTTTAGCGAAAAGTTTCTTTCTGTGATCATCCACCTTCTTCTTTTCTTCCGCAGCCTTACGGTTCGCTTCCTCCTTCGCCTTACGGTTCGCTTCCTCCTTGGCCTT